CGGCTACAGGTTCGGCTACAGGTTCGGCTACAGGTTCGGCTACAGGCTCGGCTACAGGCTCGGCTACAGGTATGTTATTATCATTTAACTCACTATTTACTTCTTCACTATTCAAGTTTGGTTCATTTTGTGCTAAATTATTTTGTATAACTTCCGATTTTTTTTCAGATGTACGTTTAATTAAACAAGATGATTTTTTATCAGTTAAATCAATAACCATTACCTGAATAAGTTTTAATGAAATTTCAAAACTTCTAGAAGAAAATTTAACACCATCAAACATTACTAAAGGAATGATAGATTGATTTGGTTCAAGTGTATCTAAATCAAATCCAATTTCTTGTTCATCATATGCAATACATTTTTTACCACTTTTACTATCTATAAAAACTCGCATAAGAATATATTTTCCAGATTGATATAATCTTGTAACTTGTGTCATCATGGTTTCAATATCATCTCTTGTTAATTCAGTTTGAAACCATAAATCTTTTTTTTCATTAATAATATCTTGACATTTGTATTCTAATTTTTCAATCCAAGACATTAAATCAGTGTGATTCAGGCGTTCAAACATTAGGTCTAAATATTTTCCATTTTTAATATTAACAATGCCTTGTTTACTAGAACATTCAGGCAATTGTAAACATAATGATTTCTTTTCATCACCTACAACAAGCTCGGTAAAATAAAATCCAATATGTCCATTTAATGGCTGTGGATCTGCTAAAGAAATAGAATTAAAATCAAATTCCGTTGTTGATGATACAATTTCCATTAAAAATATATTAGATTTTTTACTATTACTTAAGACGCAATGTATTATACATTTAATTTTACTTAAAATTTTATTTTAATAATACAATAATACTATCATGATGAAAAATACTATAATTAAAGAATGTATTGATGTTTTAAAACGAGATGATGTAAAACATGAATTTAAAACATTTATGACACCAATTATAGATATTATATTAGTGCAAATAAACCCTTACCTTTATCTTTGTATGATGTTTGTTATTATTAGTTTTTTATTACATTTAGGTATATTTGTTTTACTTTTACGAAATAAACCATTTAATACAAAACCACAATAAAATATTAATTTTCTAATGTTATTGTATAACAATGAAAGGAGGAGAAGGGCTTTCTGGTCGTGTTAATGGAATTACCAACACTATAAGTGAACTTATGCCTCAAGCTGGTGGTGGTAGAAAACGTAAGGGCAGCAAACGTAAGGGCAGCAGCAAACGTCGCGGTAGTAGACGCGGACGTGGTCGTAGCTGTAGAAAGGGGGGAGGCGGAATTATTGCTACTGCCGCAGTCCCTTTTGGTCTTTTAGCTTTACAGCGTTATTTTAAGGGAAGCAAAACGTCCAAGCGCGGTGTTCGCAAAATGGGTCGTTCGTTTAAACGTACCTTTCGCCGAAGACATTAAGTATTAGGTATTAAGTATTAGGTATTAAGTATTAACCATAATAATTTAGATATATAAATTTATATAAATTATTAGAATGAGCTTTGAAGAGAACATTAAAACATGGGTTACTTTAGATAATCAATTAAAATCATTGAATGAAAAAAGTAAAAAGGTGAGAGATGATAAAAACAATCTAGAAGAAGGCATTATGGGATATATAGAAACAAACAATCTTAATAATGCTACTGTTAATATTTCAGATGGTAAACTGCGTTTTGTATCTACAAAACAAACATCACCTTTAACACTAAAATATGTAGAAGAATGTTTATTGAAATGTATTGGAAAACAAGACCAAGTGACACAAATTATGAAGGTTATTAAGGAATCGCGCGAAGTAAAATATTCGGCAGATATTAAACGTTATACGAACAATTAATCACACAATTATATATATATAAATTAAATATGCTCGATCATACTGATTTAACTATTATAAAAAACGCTGAAGGACTGCCGACTGCATTAGGATACCCAATAAACTCTTTATTATTGAAAAATGATAACCCATTGTTTGTAGGGGGAGGGGGGAAACGCAATGGCAAGGAAAATAAAAAGGGAAAATGCAACAACAATGATACAGACTTTGATAATTTAGCAGTTCCGGCTGGATTAGTATGTATGACTGAAACCATATGCAAAAAACCCGATGAAATTGGTATGGACAAGGGCAGTGATTTTGATATACATATGCCTACATATGCGAGTGATATGGATAATTCTGAATTAATACCTGATGGCTTATATGAAAATTTATTAGCCTTGGCACAAGAAACTAAACCTAAAAAATTTACGCGTCGTAATCCACATAAAGAAAAGGGAAATACCAAAAATATTAAAAAAAATAAGACACAAAAACAAAAAAACAAAAGTGTTTAAAAAAACTTATAACTCCATAATAACGAGTCTAATACAAATGTATGAAAGAAAAAATATGACATACCAATAACGGCGAATTGTTTATGTATGGTATTTGTTTTTTCCTTAATGTTATTTATTAATGTTAATGAATAAAGTGACGCAAACGCAACACTAAGTAAAACTGCTATAATTGTATATTGAATCGATGATGATGAAGACCCATTTTTTAGATAGTAGAGAGATAAAGGCATCCAAAAGAGAGAGAAAATGATGATACATACTAATCCAATTACAATATGCGAGGCTTGCAATGATGTTAATGAGGTTGATTTAAATAAATAACTTAATAATGTTAAAAATCCAATAGCAGATAAGCACATAGAAATAATGTAAAATGTTTTTAAATACGAATTAATACCGCCCCATAATTTATCGGCATTTTTTTTATTAGTTGTCACATAATAGTAATAGGAATAAAGTAAAAGTGTTCCCAATAGTCCTATACAAAAAAATGAAAATATATCGACTTTCATATATATATTATATTATATATGAAAAATTATATATATGAAAAAAGTTGTGGATTTTTATATCATGCTCCAATTGTTATGATTGAATGGTGCCATTTCTATTTCTGATAAATGGCTGCGCCAAAATTTGACTTTAGTATCAAATTGTAATTCTTTCAAATTTTTATTGTAATATGGTTTTTGACGCATTTGTTCTGCTTCTTCCGGTGTGACTGATGGTTTAGCTCCATAGCAATTTATACCATACTTCATCTCTCCGTCATTAATATAGCCACCATTAAGCCCAGGGCGTCCGCAGTCTTGTTCATGTCCCTTTAATGTTTGAAGTTTATCCCATTTTTCTTTTTGGGTAGGGTATAACGCCATTTGATCTTTTGACCAACCATAAGTGCACCAATCAGCGCCGTTCTTGTGAGCATTATTCATTTCCTCGTGACTTGCTAAACGAGCACCATATGCTTTACAAATCGCTTTCGCATCATTAAAATTATATTTATTTTCAGGTAAATGAAATACTTGTTCCTTGAGCATTATTCTTGGTTCAACCTCCTCATTTTCAACTGGTATAATTTCATCTTCATAACCAAAGAAAGATTTTAATGTTTTAATTAAATCAATTCCGAAAATATATGAAATACCATTCAATAATACAAGAAATATAAACAAAAACCATAAAATTGTTTCAAAAAATACTTTTATTGTAGAAGCACTTCCATCATCATTGTTTCCTAAAGACGAAAATATATAATAGTAAATAATAATGATAGCAATAACCGCTATTAATAACATGGGTTCTACTCCAATATATTTATTTTCTAATGCATTACCTATTCTTTCCATTTCCATTTCAGTTTCTGAATCTTCCATTCTGTATATATATTAAATGTGTTATTTTTTTTTACGATAGAAAAGACAATAGGATTGCGAAGATATAACATTTTCTTCTTTCAGTTCTCTAACACTTGTATCATTAAATGCATACCAATTTCCATTCGCGTTTTTGATATAAGATGTATAATGACCACCCTGAGTTCCTCCGCCGTGATTACATACACCAAATAAATCGTATTTATAAGATGACGCATTATATCCTTTTACATACTTGGAAAAATCCGCATTATTGATTGGTATATCAACAATATTGTGATTTTTATGATTTGTATTTATTCCATTCCAGCGTTTTAAATCAATAATCATAACATTCGGTAAACTCCAAAAACTTATTTTCCGCTGAACATCTTCCTTTTGTTTTGTTTCATCATTATACCAAGCATTTCCATTTGCGTTTGATAACATTTCTGATTCACAATAAAGGTCAAAACAATCATATAAAGTAGGAGTCGCCTTATTCTCTTTTATAGGAATGGATAGACTTAATACTGAAAATGATTCAGGGCGAGCACTTAACGTTTCATTTGTCGTGTTTGAAATAATTTCAGAAACATGAATTCCATAAAAAATATTTAACATTTCCGAGTATTCTTTTTTATACATATCCTTCATCATACCATAACACACTTTGGCTAGTTTATCTGTTTCATTTTTCATTTCACCATTTATTTTCATTTCTACTTCACGTGATAAAGAAGTATGAAATGCGTCAATAATAAATAGTAGAAACTCTTGGACATCATTTTGGTCATAACCTGTGAAAATATCGCGGTTTTTTATACTGGCAATTTGTTTAATCGCTTTTACAAAGCCATTTGGAGAAATAATACAATTACTACTCCACATTAGTTGGCGTAGTTTGTCCCACTCTAACAAAATAACTGAGTCAGGTAATTTGTTTAATTTCCTTTTATAATCTCCACTAGAAAGAAAGTCATTTAATTCGTAGGTATGCGATAATACTTGCATACAAGAATTTAAATAACAGCTATTACCTACGTTTGCTAATCCAGTTAACCCCTTGTCTGAATATTTATCGTAGAGAGATTTATCTGTTTCCTTTTTTGTTATTGAACTAGATAACATTTGTGCTTAATTTATCTACATAGAATGTATTTAAACATATTTAAAATATTATTATCTATGTTAATTATTAACTTTTACCAAAATAATTCGTAATATCATTGTCCCCATTTTTTATATTATTTGTATGTCTCAAGTAGGGAGCAAATAATAATGCTTTCACTTCCTTATTGCGTAATGTATCTAACTTGTCCTTGTATTTTTCAGGGTCAGGGTATTCTATATGCAATTTATCTAATGTGTTTTTCCAAGAACGTAAAGTATGACCTTTTTTCTTTCTGAAATCTTTCATTTGTTCTAATACCAAAGCAAATACTTGCTGAACTGGTTTCATGATTTGATTTGTAATATAGAACGAATAATTGATTTTTACATTATTATCTATAATATAACCAGGCGTCTCAATGCGTTCACCTTGTAATGCTTTTTTATCCGGATTTTCAATATAAACAAACGCAATGCGGTCTCCTACACTTGGCTTATTGCCTGGATCACGTCGACCAATACGATCAGCCAAAACCTTATGAGCAATTTGTGCTGGATTTTTATAACCAGACCGCAATGATTTGGTAATAATTAATTTATCCATACCATAACGCTCATCTAACATATTTTGTAAAGATTGTTTTAAAAAGTCAGCCGCTTTTTCAATATCATTTTCTTTCATCAGGATATCAATAATACCGCCATAAATATCTTTTACAATAGGTGCATTGTCGCGACGTTTCAATACAATACCCATTGATTTACGTTTACAATCATCTGGATTGTCTTCATATAACATCCCAACATAGCGTTTTTTTGAAAGTAAACAGAACGGAAGAAATGTTTTTTCATATTCTAAATCATGTGGGTTCTTCAAAAACTTTGATGCTATTTTCCCTGCTTGTTTTGCAAGTTCAATTGTAATTTCTAAAGCTTTTTTACCAATAATTGGCTTTCCTTCCAGATCCTCCAAATTAAAACGGAAGAAGACAGAATCAGTATCACCATACACATATTCGGCGTTTGTTCGCACATCGCCGTGATTTGTTGTAGGAACTACCACATTCGCGTACGCTTCTTCAATGACACGCTTGCCATAAATCAATAATTTTCTACCAATTGCGGTGGTTGAAGCAGCACAATCTTTTTCATAGAATGAACTGGTTTTTGCTCCAGTCTGACCATACAATGAATTGGCTGTTACTTTAATACTCAATTGACGCTTGTCTAAAATATTTTTCATAAAATCATCTTTTTGGGTTTTAATTTGAGCACGCGTTGATTTACGTGCCGCTAATAATTCTTTTAAAATAGCCGGCATAATCGCGTGGCTCGTTTTACCTGTTGCCTTATCCATTGGATACTGCGCATAGCGACAAACCTTATGACCAACCTTTACCTTCTCCATACCTGCTTTTGGATTCCCATTTTTACGTTGCCATTTATATGTATTGTAGGTAATATCTACATATTCATATTGAGGTAAATTATCGTATTTATGTAGTCCAGTGACTTCATCCTTTTCGCCAGTTTCTTCAATCAAATTATTTCCCATATCGTATTCACGCGTCCATACTTTACTATCGTGCGAAATGTTTTCACTAATCATACTCGATGGATACAATGAACTATAATCAAGACAAGCAACCGGTGTTTCCAAATATAAATCGCTTTTTGGTTCTAACACGGTCGCACCTTCATATCCATCATCTGTTAAGGATTTTTCAATCACTGGCATTAGGGTGCCTTTCTCACGGCATTTTTTGGCAATATAGCTTGTCAATTTAATACTTTGACCACGCATAACAAGAAAGTCCATAGGCACACTACACAATGAAGCCATTTCACTATAGCTCGTAAGCACATCTATTTTTCGCATTAAATGATGAACCAGGTTGCAATCTTGAATACAATATTTTGCAATAACCGCCCTTTCTTTTGGTCCTTCATTTGTCATCCGGAAAATATCTTGAGGCGTGACATCGTCCTTTGCCAATCCCCAGCGCACCTTTTTATTAATAATATCAGGTGTTTCTTTTCCCTTGATAGTAAAGGTATTTTCCTTATAATCAACATTGCTTACTTCAAACTTTTGACCATTCTTATATTGGTCGCTTGAATGTGCTTCTTCTTCGAAATTAATAAAACACCCATTTTCTAAACCAGTTAAGTTTTTACTATACACTTTTGTAGATACTTCATTTGCGTCATTCTCGAAGTATTCAATTTTTTTAACACTATCGCCAATAAAATACCCTGAAACATAATCTAACTTATATTGTGTTAGTTGATAATCACGCCGGAAATAATTATACATATCAATCTGCAATCTTCCAGTCATTTTTACAAATTTTAAATCGTGCTGACCGCTCGCAATCATAAGTGTGTTTTCTTCCAAACTTTCTTTGCCTGTTCGCCAGTCACGTTTTAAACACACTTCATTTTTTCTACGCGAAAGACGTAGAAAATCGTGTTCACATCCTAACTCTTTCGCGCGAAGAAACATGAATTGATAATCAAAGCCAAATATATTGTAGCCAATAACAATATCTGGATTTTCACGTTCTATTAATTTTGTCCATGCCAATAATACTTCTTTCTCGGTATTATAAGATTCAATTTGAGCATTATCCACTGGGTCGCATGTATCTTTTACAATACAATGGTTCAGATAGGGTTTATCGTCACCATAGCGAACAAACGTAGAACCAATAAATGTAACATTATCGCCTTGTAATTTGGGGAAAACATTCGTAAGTGTTCGAGTTAATTCTTGCACTTTTGTTTCACGCGTTGCTTCGGCGTCCATTAACAAATCAATCATAGCACCGCGTTTTTTATATGGCTTTGCCTGTGTTTTATTGCTATACCAATTTCTTTTGCCCTCTTCTTCTTCTTCTCGAGGTTGTTCTTCTTCCTTGTCATTTGTATCATCATCCCCACCATCGTCTCCATTATGATTGGATTGATGTTTTATATCAGTAATTCCAATATCCAATTCAACGTCAGATGTATCATAATTTGATGGTTTTATTTTTATCCAATTTTTGATCATCGTTTCTATCATTTTTGGTGATACTGAAGAAATCGGATAAACTTTATCAACATTTTCAATCAGGGTTGTTTTTTCTGACGCATTCATTAAATCAATTCCAAATGAAGTTAGAATAATATTTTTTATAAATTCTTCAGTATAATTGTTGTGGTCGTTACAAACATCAATAATATTTATTGCTAATTTTTTATAATTTTTTACAGGTAAAGGGAAGTCGCCGTGGCTACTACTAGCTTCAATATCAAAACTACATATTTTATAGGGAACATTGGTTTCTTTATTGGAAAGAGATAAGATATCATTGTAATCTATGCTATATTCAAAATTACATGTTGTGCTTTTATGTGTAATTCTAGTTGTTTTATTATTTGGTAGCCCAATCCAACCGGATGGACTGATGTCTTTAATATGAAATAAACGCAATAGTGGAGGAATTTGTGCTTCATATAAAATCGTTTTTGTTTCTTCAAAGAGATAACCATTTGGGTTTAGGCGGTATTCATTCTTTGAGTTTGATTTTGAATACCACAAACCCTTTGTCTTTTTCATAGTGGCTTCATTCTTGAATTTTAATTGAACAAAATTGTATTGTTTCCCTCCATCAAACCCATATAACTTTTTTCTTTGAACCAAATTTGCTTTTACGATATCGTCCGCATATTGTTCTCCTATATCACTTTTGACCTGTGTGATAAAGCGGATTTTTTCTTCTTCATCCCACTCATCGCCAACTTTAATATAAAAGAATGGTGTGTAATTTCTTACATTAATGCAGGCAGTTTTCCCCTTTTCATTTACACCATACATTTTAATACTAAATGTCTTTTGTTGTCTTTGTGTATCTTCGTCAGTAGTGCTAACATTCGCCTGGTCGTTTGTTTCAAATGACAATAAGCGATATGAAACGTACATTTTAAACGTATATGTATAAGATACATTCTTTTGAGTATATTTTAATTTAATTCAATTTTAAAATATATTCAATCTCCTTATAATACTATTATTTTCTTTTACGATATGTAGATTTACGTTTTTTTCTATTTATTCTCTTTGTCGCGCGTCTTTTAGTATGTTTGGTTTTACGTTTTGTTCGTCTTCGTTTTAATCCACCACCTTTCATATTTTTATCAGCATTCGCTGATGAATTAACTATTTTACTCTTTACAAATGATAACAAACCATTTTCATCTCGTTTACCATTAAAATCAGTAAATGTTGCTTTATTATTATTGTCATACGTAATAGAACCAATTGTTGGAAAACCTTCTATTTTAAGATTTTGAGTTCCTGCTATTATTTTATTTATCTCATCTCCTATTTTTTTTTCTTCTACAGATACAATTGCAAAATTCTTATCAGACATTTCGTTAGAAGGGTCTTTAACCATTTTAATTAATTTTTTCCATGGCCCATCTATTGTTTTACAATGTCCACACCAAGTCGCATAAAATTTAACAAACATTGGTTTTTTATCACGAAACATTCGAACAACATCACTTAATTCTTGTGTAGTGACTTCATTCTTATTTATATCTGTTTTTTCGTCTATTTCTTTTCCATCTTTTGTTATATGTGCGATTTCAAGCCCTTGTTTTCCCATATATATACATTATTTAGAGATTAAAATATGTATTTTTATATATATGTATAAACTAATTGTTATTGGAATTATATTTTTATTAGGATTGTATTTTATATTTTGTTCTGGACAAATTAATGAATCCTTTACGACAAATTTAAATGAAAATGGGGAAGAAACTTATAAAATAGCAGAAAATTGCGCTGATGTATTAATAGAAAAAGGAAGTGAATTTTTCCTTTTTAATTCTAAACGCGCAAATGTTCCAGGTGTTAATCCAATCCGGTTTGAAAATCTAGACGAATATACTGAATTTACCGATTGGCAACGTAGTCAAGGAATTATATGCCCTATATTATATTTACAGCATGCGTATAATGCGCAAGGCGATTCAGTGTATAAAGCACGTCCTAGTCCTACGCATCAGAATGCCGGATTACCTGATTATTATGTAACTGACGACCTTTTAAACCTTGCTAATAAAAATATAATGCCTCCGCCATCCAATTTTGAAATGCGAGGATTATTTGAAGAAAGTCAATTAGTCGATGCTGGGCGTAAAAAGAATGATATTTATAATAAAAATAGTTACCCTGGATTTGATGCTCATAATCAATATATAGGTAAAGAAACGCCTCTTGATAAAATATTTAATGATAAATCCAATAAATATAGTCCTAATCCTATGGATTCTAATTGGGGTGGTGTTGATTATACTGAACAAGTGATGGAAACTGGTTATAAAAAGTAAAAGGTATATATAGATTGGATAGATTGGATAGAGTGGATAGAATAATTATTTTATAAAATTATTAATTATTTTATAAAATTATTAATTATTATAAATTGCATTAAAACATTTTTTACTATATTTAAAAGCATTTATACCATTATATATCCTAGTTATGTCTTCCAATGTTTGTTCTCGGTCCTCATCATTCTCCATATAGCGCCTCGCGTATGATACTCCTTGAGATGCTAATAGAACTTTTTGTGTGTCTATACAACTATCGTATAATAAATTTAATTCTTTAATAATTTTTCTACTTGAATAATACGGAATATGAATGCGATATACGCTACACGTCGCATCCTCGAATTTTTTTTTTATATCTAACACATGATTTATTACATTGTCTTCCTCTGTTTTTTTTAATTTATCTACTTTTTTTATTTCGCATAAAGATTTTAAATCATTTGAAGTACCAGCATCACCACCACCACCATCACCAACACTACTACTACTACTACTACTTTTTTTACGATTACCCCATCCTTCAACTAATACACCCGTTTGTAGCCGGATTGTATTTGCTACAATATAAAAAATAACAACTATAACTACGGCATAACCAATAAATTTATAAATCTCATCTGTTTTCATCGTATATATTATAGTTTCTACTATATTTTATTTTATATAATTTATAAAAAATAAAATTTTATATTACTTAATCAAATATTCCTGGTAGTTTATCATCATCATATTTTTTATTACGTTTGCCTTCCTTTATACTAAAAGTATCAAATATTCTTGGTAGTTTATCATCATCATCTTCATCATCGCTATATTCTTCATCATCGCTATATTCTTCGTCATCATTTTTATTACGATTGCCTTCCTTTCTATTTTTATGACCTTCCTTTCTATTTATTTTATCTTCCTTGCTTTTCTTTGTACCCTTTCCATGTTTTTTAAAACCTTCAATTGTTTTATTTCTTTGGGTTTGGATGGTTTTTGTTATAATATATATAGCAAACCCAATTGCCAAAGCATAACCAATATATCTATATATTTTAGGTAATGATTTACATTTTGATCTACCAATTTTGGACTTCATACTATACTATACTATATATATAATACATTTTACAAAATATTTGTTATAGTATTATAATTATNATNATTATCATGTATCTATTGTAATAATTTTAGGTTTTACTAAAAATCCATAAATATTATTGATACATGGTTTTGTTAATTTCTTTATTTGTCCATTTTTATTAGGAAGAGAAACATCATTTAAACATTTTTCATCATTGTGTAATGCATTTATAAGGTTTGCTATAGTATCAAATTTTTTCATAATGGCAGACGCCGAAGCATTACTTACATTTGGAATTTGAGATAACATAATCTCTCCAATGTTTTCAGATGTTATATTATCTTTCTTAATTCGCTTACCAACTACATTAGCATAATTTGGATTAGTATCAATGATTTCGGCACCACCATTATAATATGGAATTGTACCACTTTCTTTTTCTAATTTTGTAGCCAGATGAATGATCCATTCGGCTGTTTCTTCTAAATTGATTGTGCGTTGAAGAGAGAAACCTTTAAAATAATTGATACTTACCATTGCCGACAATAAAGCCTTTTTATCAGGCAATCCCTTAAATGGTCTATAATACCTTAAATCTCCTTCAATCAAATAGTAGATATGATGATTGTGTAAAGAGCATTGATTTAATCGAAAACTCTGCTCCTTATAACGTCCGTCACGAATGCTAGCCGCCAAATCTGCTAAACTTTTTCTCTCTACTATTATTTTTTCATTGCCTTCATTGTCACATATAATGATATCCCCTAATGGAAGATTCTCACTCACTATTTTGATTTTGTCATTGTCGTCATCTGGGAGAAGGGCATTGCATAGACTAATCAGTTTATTCTCTCTAAAATCTAATTTAATAAGCATAAAATACTAATATGCTTATTAAAAGAATAATACTTAATTCCTTTTTATATTTAATTTCTTTTTAATGTTTAACGTCTTCCTTGAGTGCAACCAACACTGCAACCATAAGCGGTGCTAATTTTACCGGAAATCACACACTTTCCGCAGCAACCAAGTTTTTGTCTGTAAACAGCCGCAACAGACGCGTTAACACCGACGGTCGGCGCAAGTCCAGGGCATTTAGAGTTTGAGTTGTCGGCCTGGTTAATCATAGAATTAATATTTTTAGCTCTTCCATTTTGAACACCCATTTTATATACTATACGTATATATTTTTAAAAAAAGATTTTATAAATTGATTTAAATATAAATCGTTTATTCTAAATATAGAAATGAACGAAATTGTGGATGATATGCAACGCGATGATATGCAACGCGATGATATGCAACGCGATGATATGCAACGCGATGATATGCAACGCGATGATATGCAAGACCTAAAATCCATTCTACAAGACGGCGATGTTACTAAATGTGGCGATAATTTGATATTTAATCCATTTAATAATGAAAACACTGAGATTACATTGAACGATGTTCAATCTATTCTTAATCGGTATGGAATTAAAGCACCAGTTCATAATTTAGAACTTTACAAACGTGCTTTTATTCATAGTTCATATACTAAAAGGTCTCAACACGAAAATCTGGCTAATAATATTACAATCATGCCTTGCCCCAATGATTGTTTAAAACTAAAAACCAAATCAAATGAACGCCTAGAATTTATTGGCGATGGTGTGTTGGAATTAATTACAAAGTATTATCTTTATCGACGCTTTCCTAAAGCTGATGAAGGTTTTATGACGGAGAAGAAAATTGCTTTAGTAAAGAATGAACATATTGGAAAATTGGCTTACGAAATGCATATCAATAAATGGTTAATTATTTCTAAATACGCAGAGGAGAAGAAAATCCGAACGAATTTAAAAAAATTAGGATGTTTATTCGAGGCATTTATTGGGGCTTTGTTTTTAGATTTCAACAAGATTTCCGTCAATGATGAAGAGGGCTGGTTTAAAAATGTTTTTGTTACCGGTCCTGGTTTTCAAATGGCACAAATTTTTGTAGAGAGTGTATTTGAAGCACACGTTGATTGGACTAAAATTATTAATACCGATGATAATTTTAAAAATATTCTTCAGGTAAAAATTCAAAAAGAATTCAAAACAACACCTGATTATTTAGAAATTAGTCATACGATTGAAGAAGGATATGAAATGGATGTTATTTTACGTATAGGACAACCTATTCACGCAATGAAAACAAGTGATATTATACCTTTTGAAGAATTTGGTTCCTTCCAAAAAATCCAAGAAAAATTACTGGAACAATCGTATGTCTTTGTGTTTTTGGGGAAAGGTATTCATAAAATAAAGAAAAAGGCAGAACAAATCGCAAGCGAAATCTCTATTAAAAAAATTGATAAAATGTAATACAATAATTTCAAACTTTTTAAAAAGTTGTATTATATAAGACATGGCTGCTCTTTTAGCTAAATTAAAACTAAACAAACCACCTGCGATAAAAAAAGATATGGAAATTAATATAAGAGGTAACATAAATGCCAAAAAGGTAGTTCAGAAAAAAAAAGAAGACGGAAGAGATAAGGAAGAAGAGGCTGATGTGGTCGATGAGGATGAAATACAAGAAAAACAAATGAAAGGTGTTAAAATTATAGATGAATCTAATAAAAAATTTGATAGAGATACTTTTTTAAAAAGCTTTAAGAAAACAAAGGTAATAAATACACTTTTACCAATAGAGCCAATTGTTGAGGAAATAAAACCTATACCTAAAACTATAAAACCTAAAACTATAAAACCTAAAACTATAAAACCTAAAACTATAAAACCTAAGGGGCAAGAGGACGAAGACAAAGATAAAGAGAAAGAAGGTGAAGAGAAAGAAGGTGAAGAGAAAGAAGGCGAAGACGAAGTAAAAGAAGAGAAAAAAACAAAAATTACAATACGTCGAACCAAAAAACCAAAGGTTGGTGTGAAAGAAGGACCTTATTCGATGATAACAATTGGAGATGCTGATATTGAAACGCGTCTTAAAAAGAAAAAAGAAGCACCTATTGTAATCCCTGCATCATCTTATTATATGGATAATCGTAAAGTATTTGTGAATTTTATGTCCTTGTTATTCAGCAAATATAAAAAAGATTTGGTAGATGAAGCTGCTGCACCAGCCAGTTGCCCTGGTGAGAATGACGTTAATGAGTTTTCTTTAATGACCCATCAAAAAATAGTCAAGGATTATTTGAATTTATATACACCTTACCGAGGATTATTACTTTATCATGGTTTAGGATCTGGAAAAACCTGTTCTTCTATTGCTATCGCCGAGGGCATGAAAAGTAATAAGAAAGTCATAATTATGACACCGGCTTCGCTCCAAGTCAATTATCGCGAAGAATTGAAAAAATGTGGTGATGAATTATACAGGAAAAATCAATTCTGGGAATTTGTAAATACTAAAGATAAAGAACCTGAAATAATAGAAACATTGTCAAATGTATTATCCATCTCAGTTGAATATATTATTAAACACGGAGGTGCTTGGTTAGTGAATATGTCAAAATCGGCAAATTATGATGACTTATCGCCAAGTGATAAAACAAAACTCGATGACCAAATTGATAAGATGATTTTACATAAATACAAATTTATTAACTATAATGGATTGAGAATGTCTAATATTACCGAAATGACAAACAATAATACCATTAATCCATTTGATAATGCAGTTGTTATTGTAGATGAAGCACATAATTTGGTTAGTCGCATTGTGAATAAACTGGGTAAGAAAAAACAAAGTATTCCTATTTCACTCTATACATTGCTAATGAAAGCTACAAATGTAAAGATTGTTTTATTATCCGGAACACCTATCATTAATTATCCGAATGAAATTGGTATTCTTTTCAATATATTGCGTGGAAATATCACTAGTTGGTCTTTAAAATTAGACATTCGCGAACAAAAGCAAATTAACACAACCTATTTACAATCATTGTTTAAAAGTAGTATTCTTGGAGGAAATATACTGGATTTTTTAGAATACAAATCTTCGTCAACTACACTAATTATAACTAAAAACCCATTTGGATTTGTTAATAAAACATCAATGAAGGATAATTCATATGCTGGTATGAAGTTGGAAATTGGAGAACGTGGTGAAATTAATGATGCTACCTTTATAAAATTGGTTACTGCGATTTTGAAAAAAAATAATATAAAAGTGAAATCGGAAGAAACTTCAATGACTGAATATAAGGCTCTACCCGATACACTCGACCAATTTAAAGAAATGTTTATAATGGATAATGGCGAACTAAAAAATATGAATATGTTTAAAAAACGAAGTTTGGGTCTAACATCTTATTTTCGTAGTGCTCAAGAAAGTTTGATGCCTAGATATAAAAAGGAAAATCCTTCTGATTTTCAGATTATTAAAATTGAAATGAGTGATTTTCAATTTGGGGTATATGAAGAAGCACGAGAACAAGAACGTAATCAAGAGAAGCAAAATGCTATGAAGAAAAAACACAAACAAAATGTGAGTGATTTGTATGAAAGTACTAGTTCTACTTATCGTATTTTCTCTCGTGTGTTTTGTAATTTTGTTTTTCCCAGACCTGATATTTCTCGACCTATGCCTGACAAAAAGGACAAAAAAGGCGAGGAAATTAATTTGAATGAAGCGATAACAAATAAAGTTATTAATGAAGATATGATAGATAATGTTTCAGAGAAGGAGAAAAAAAATCGAGATGAAGCATTTGACGAGGATGATACCGGTGATGGCGATGGCGATGGCGATGGTGATGGCGATGGTGATGGTGAAATGGCGATGGCGATGGCGATGCTGGCGAACGTGGAAACATTTCATATAAGGAACGAATCCAAAATGCTCTTGGTGAGTTAAAAGCGAATAGCGACAAATATTTAACACCAGAAGCATTACAAACCTATAGTCCAAAATTTTTACATATATTAGAAAATATTAAGGACGAAGAACACGAAGGTATACATTTGCTTTATACGCAGTTTCGTGCATTAGAAGGCATTGGAATTTTGAAACTTATATTAGAGGCTAATGGATTCGCTCAATTCAAAATAAAAAAAACAGGAGAAACTTGGAGTTTGAATATATCAGAAGATGATATGGAAAAACCAAAATTTGCATTGTATACTGGTACTGAAACTCCGGAAGAAAAAGAAATTATTAGAAATGTGTTGAATAATGCATGGAAATATGTGCCTGATTCGATTACAAGTAAATTAAAGGAAATATCTCCAAATAATACGAGAGGAGAGATTATTAAATTATTAATGATTACTTCATCTGGTGCCGAAGGTATTTCTTTAAAAAATGTCCGTTATGTCCATATTACCGAGCCTTATTGGCACCCTGTTCGTATTGAACAAGTTATTGGTCGCGCAAGACGTATTTGTAGTCATCAAGATTTACCTGAAGAATTAAGAACAGTACAGGTATTCTTATATTTAATGGTATTATCGAAAAAACAATTAAGTAGTAATGATACACTTGAGCTGCGTTTAAAGGATAAGAGTAGAAAAGATAATACCACACCGGTTACTACAGATGAAGCATTATATGAGATTGCCCATATAAAAGAAGAGATTTCAACAAATATATTGAAATCAGTAAAAGAAGGATCTATCGATTGTATGTTGCATTCAAAATCAAATAAAAGTGAAAACTTACAATGCTTTAGTTTTGGAACAACGGATACTTCTAAGTTTGCTTATGAATTAAATTATCAAAATGAACAATCTGACGATATAGCTGAAAAAAATAAAATGGGGAAACAATTTGAAGGTTTTAAAACAATAGAATTAGATGGTATTAAATATGCTTTTGATCCAAAAACTAAAAAAGTATATGACTTAGATAGTTATATGATTAATAATCCTCAACACGTTGGTGATTTGAAAAAAGAGGGAGATAATTATAAATTAGAATTGTTTGATATATAATTTTATTGATATATCATTTTATTGATTAATGATTCTATTTCTATTTCTTTCGCACGGACAAAATAAGATATATACAAAATCTTTTAGTTCTTCTAGAATTTTTATGATTATTAACATATTTATAACCATTGAAATAAAATTGCTTACATAATATAAATTTAAATAATAATTAACACAAATATAAACGATATTGTATGATAACATAATGTAACTGACTGATAGAACCGAAAAGTAATAATATACAGAAAACAATAAACATTCATTTGATGTTAATATTTTTTTAAAATAATTATACATTGTTGTTCTAACTATTTTTTTCATACAACAATCCTCTATTATTAATTTAATACGTTTATCTACATTATTGTCTAGTATATCTCTGTTTATATTGTACTCTTGTCTGTTCATTGTTAATCTGTCACAATGTTAATAAAAGTAATAATATTCAATTTTATATAAAATTATTCTTATATAAAATCATTCTTATATAAAATTATTCTTGTTGCTTTGTCAGTAAATTTAGAATTTGATTTTGTTTATCTAATATTTCTTTTAACATTTCACTTACCGATGTTGTTTCACTTACCGATGTTGTTTCACTTAATATCTCTTGCGTTTGTATGGCTTCAGTTTTTTGTATCGGATTCGTGGATTTCCGTTTTAATAAAGCCATAAAATCATTTGATTCAGATAAGGCTGGTGCTGGTGCTGGTGCTGGCGCTGGCTGTTGTGGTTTTTCATCTTCAAAGTAAACCCTTTTTTTTACTTTATCCAATTCATTTACATCAAGACTAATATCATCTCCTATTTTTAATTTTGTTTGTTCTATATCATTTTGTGATTGACCTGAGGGATTTATCCATTTTGTTGCTCCTTCTTTATCTTGAGTATTTAACACATTGTTTAATTGTTTCTCTCTTAATGCAATTTGTTCCTGAAGAATTTTATCCATTTCACCACCAATTGGTGAATCTAGGTCATCAGAAAAATCTATTTTATCAGGAACTGATGTATTATTTAAATTGTCAAATTCTTTTTTTTTATTTGATAGTTCATTGTCAAATATTTTTTGACGTTGCTGTGATAATTCTGAAGCATTGTATATATTATCCATTTGACCAATATTGTTATTGTTATTATTATTGTTTTTATATGATTCAATCTCTCTAATCATTGTGCTTATAACAACTTTATTCAGATTTATTAAATTATCACTTGGTACTATTTTATTTGCTATGTTATCTATTTGTTTATCAAACATTTCTTTTACCATCGATGCTTTTTGTTCAGGTATATTTGTAAATGTGCCATTTTCTATTAATAATGACCATATTAATCCCTTATTAGATTTTGAACCAAATTGGCCTTGTAAATAATTGTTCATATTCACGTTCATAGTATAAAAATCATTCTATTTTTATATTATATTTTTACATTATCTTAAAAAATCTTTTATGTAAATTAAATTACAATTCATCATTGAAATATTTATCACGCATATTTTCCATCGCATCATCACTTATTTTTGTTTTCTTAAAAAATGTATAATCGTGCATGTCTTTTAATAGAGTTACAATCAAATATAATGAATACATACCACACTCTGTATTACTTTCTTGATGAATAAAAGGAGCATTTTGGTCAAATTTCAATTCTAATCCATTAGGATATTTTTTTGTAGTAAGGTTCAATCCTTGCGATACAACACGATTACAAAATTGTTTTATTTCCTTAGGAATTTTTGTGCCATTACTATCAAAGAAAAATATAAATTTCTTTTTTATATCAATAAATAAAGATATCCAATGTGCGCCACTTTTATCGTGAGGATCGGTATTGAAAATAATTCCTATTTTGGTAATACCATCATCTATAAATTTCGATAAATCAAATTTACATAAATCATCCCATACGCATTTATCATCATATACGTGTTTATCAAAATCAATTGGCGTTGGACCAATAAACCGAAAACATTTATATGCATGCTCATATTGTTTCATTACTTTTTCAATGTCATTGCTATTTAACCACGTATTGTGATTTTCTTTCCATTTAGATGGAGACTTGGGTGCAAATGTATATTTTATCATATCATCATCTAAATTATTCTCCATAAATTTTTGTTTTAACCAACAACTTTCTGAATGACACGCATTTTCCATTTTTTTCCTTAAATTTTCCCAAATTTCTTTAGGTGTGGTCGCTGTTATTTTTGCCTCTTTATGACGAGCATTCCATAAATTACGCATTTTAATTAATGCGTCTTTTGTATAACAACTGAACTCTTGCATTTCGTCATTTGTTTTCGGAGCACATTGATTTTTCTTAAATTTTTTATTTTCCCCACCCTTACGATTACGTGTCTTGATGTTATTGCGTGTCTTGCGGTTATTACGTTTTTTAACATAACGCACTTTTCGTGTTTTATGATATTCTCTTTTACGCATTTTAGTGCGGTTTGTTTTTTTATGGTTCATATTACTAATATTTAGTTAGATAAATCTTCTACCTAAAATTTATATTTTATTTCCTTGAATTATTTTTGGATTTATTTTTGCCTTTTTTGGCTTTACCCCCTTTGTTTTTAAGTCAGGCGTATTTAAATTTATATCTATAATATGCGGTATGATACGCACATTATTTCCTGATACATCTTTATCATTAACTGAAATAACATAATTATTTAAATTTGGAATTTCTATTTTTTTTCGCATCATAATATCATTTGCCTCGTCAATTGTTTCTAAATTTTCACAAACCATTTCATTTAAAATATCTTCAGGAGATTTATTATTTTCATTTATTTCATTATATTTATTATATTCGTTATTCTCAATTAAATGTTGACTTTGAATGATATCCTTTTTATCAACTTGTTCAAAATATTTTATAAATGATCTTACATATATGTTGTGTATTTCATTAAGTTCGTTCGTAGGTGGCTTTTCATCTCCCTTCAAAATATCTTTAAAGAGAGATATTATTCTTTTTTTATAAAATTTTATTTTTTCACAAACATCAAGTTCTTCCTTATATATATTTTTACGTTTTAATGTGCTTAAATACATTGGATTTGTGAAAAATTCTAATGTCGCGTTATCCTCCATTTTTCCAATATTTATCTCGTTGTCTACTTTAACTTCGTTGTCGTTGTCTACTTTAACTTCGTTGTCGTTGTCTACTTTAACTTCGTTGTCGTTGTCTACTTTAACTTCGTTGTCGTTGTCTACTTTAACTTCGTTGTCTACTTCCATTTACATAGTATAATTTATAATTTTTATTATGTAAACGTGATTTTTACTTTATTTCTTTTAATTGTTGGCGTGTGCAATTTTCAAAGAAATTATCACCCATGTTTTTAGGGCAGGGATTGAACTCTTCAAATTGTTGTTTTTCAAACAGATAAGGAAAGGGTTGAAGCGCTTGTTCGGGCTTTTTGGGGACATCTGCTACATACATATCACTATTTGATGGAGGAATATATGCGGATTGGCACGTATTTCGTTGAAGACCAAAAAATTGGTTTCTTAATTGTGATTCTTTATTGATATTTGTCACGAATCCACCCCAAGGAGCTTGTGCTGTTCCAGGATTAAAGGTATGTTGCGTATTATATATCGGTTGTTGTTGAATTGGCACTGTCGGAAATTCACGCCGGTCGACCATTTGCATTGTTGAATATTTGGTTGATACTGGTCTTATACCAAATTGTGCCTGTAAATTACTAGATGGTATATTTCGCTGAGATATACGATTATTTAATTCTTCAGTTCGGACACTTCCTTGCTTTATGCGCTCCATATATACTTAAAAAACATTATTATTCTAAATGATAATGTTTTTGTAATGTTGTACACTATTTATTTATTTGTTATTGTTTCGTTTTGTTTTTGTTCGTATATTGCGTTTTTTACGTGTATCTGCGTTTCTTTCTCTCTTTAAAAAATCGTCTAAATTAGATAATAGTTTTTTACTAACTACCTTATCTACATTTCTTTCATCTACACCTTTTTTGGCAACTGTGTAATTATATTGTTTCATAAAATCTACAATAAATTTTTCAAAGTCGGTTTGACTCACTGGTGGCCCATTGTATGTTTTTTTATTTATTACCATTTTATAATATCTGTTTGCCATTTCATCAAATGGTAGAGAACAATGATAAGGTTTAATATTTATGTAATTTACATTTTCCTTGTCCATTAAAGGATGATACAAATCATCTATAAAACAAAATTCTGTATGTTCTTTAATGTTAGCACAACTTATTAAATCTTTTACGCTTTTATCGTGGCTTGTTCGTTTAGGTTCTATTTGTTTACCTCTTATTTTATAAGCACCTATAATATGATCAAATGTTTTATACCCTAATTTATTGTCACAATAGTCACTGATCATTTTCACCCAACTTTTTGCTCCTTGATTATTGGTATAAATAAAGGTTTTGTAACATATCTTCCTCTTCTTCTTCTTATTTATGAATTTTAAAATATTCAACATCTCTGGCCTGAAAAATTCTGGGAATACATCAAGCGCTTCAAAGAATTTATCATCAAACAAATTATGACCATAAAATTGTTCTAATGCGTCCCAGAAAATTGATAGTTCTGTAAAATATCCAAGCGTTTCGTCCAAGTCAAATACAATTATTTTATTTATTTTTTCTTTATTGTTTTTCATTTCGTCTAATTGTGTATTAATATACGATAATATATTTTTAAAATAAAAAAATACTGGTAACAATAATAACATTAACAATAACAATATATTTTGTTTTATCCATTTTTTTACTAGATATACATTGCGTATTATATACCTTATAATACGAACCATGGTCTATAATATATAGTTTAACATATATATTTTTTTAGCTAATATATATAATTAGAAATATATCAAAATGACGACAAGGAAAACAAATTCTACAAAAATGCGTTTAAATGATTATAAAACTATTTTGAAATTTTATAAAATGGATACAACAAAAATGTCAAACAAACAAATTAAAGAAAAAGCCGAGCATTTATTAGCCGTAAAATTATGTAAATGTATTAAAAGTATACCTGGACCGAAACAAACAACTAAATCATCACCTAATGAAAAACGGGCTATTTCTATCTGTTATAATAGTGTTATAAAGAAGAAGAAAATAAAAATATTTAATTTCAAGTGTAAGAAAACCGCCAAATTATTGAATAAAAAAGGCACACGCAAAGTGTTTATTGAGAAATTGTATACATAATAAATACAAACAATGTCGTTTATCTATTTCATTATTATTCGTAATCTTTTGTATTGTATATTGTTGTAGAATAATATACAATGAGTATTATTTCATCTAGTATTATTTCATCTAGTATTATTTCATCTAATAATAAGATTTTTAATAATAATAATATATCAAAAATAAAATTAATATTATTAACGCTTATTGTTTTTCAAATCGCATTGATTCTGGTTCAAGGATTAAAAGGATTTCATAAATATTTTATATTAAAAGAAAAAAATCTGGTCGAGCGTTATGGCGAAGGCAGTTGGGTTGTTATTACCGGTGCTTCAAGCGGTCAAGGATATGATATGGCTCTAGCATTCGCTGAAAGAGGATTTAATTTATTAATGATTGGTTCTAAACGCACGGATGAAACAGAAGCATACATTCATACAACTTACCCTTTAGTCAAAACAAAAGTGATTCACAAAGATTTCCGGAAAGCATTTGAAGATGATTTCTTTAATGACATACAAGAAGCATTTGATGAAATAGGAGATAATTTAGCTATTCTCGTAAATAATGTCGGTCATCGTGTTGGATGGAACCCTTATCACGAAATGGACGCATCATATATCAAAGACGTTATTGCGACTGGGACGATTGTTCAAAGCCGATTAACACATATGGTTATTCCTACTTTTATGAAACGTAAACAGCAGGATATTAAAAGTGCTCTTATCAATATTACGGCACAATGTATGCACCCTAACTTCTTATTTGGACTTACTTTATCAAATGAAATTAGCGTTCCTTACTTGAGTGTCTATGAAGCCGCGAATGCATTTGGATTTTATCAAGGAAATTCGATATTCAAAGAATATGAAGGGGTTTTTGACATACTGAATATAACACCCGGTGCTGTTATAACAAAAAATACAGAATGCTTATCTAATACGATGTTTAATGTAAAAGGCGATGCGTTTGTGAACCAAATTATGAAGATGATTGGAAATGTTCAAGGACATACGTGTGCTTATTGGGGTCATGCTTTATCTAATTATCTCATTAATCTTTTACCCAATATTAAAGATAAAATGCTGAAAAAGGTCGGCGAAACAATCGCGGATGATTTTATGACTAATGTGTCTAATCCAAATAAAAAATCTTATCAGATTGATAAGGGTGCAATAGATAATGTGGAAAAAGCAGAAGAGTAATAATATGATAATATGATAATAATATAATAATAATATAATATATATGAAAACTAGAAAAAATAAAACCACACGAAGAAAAAAATATATAAAGAAAACATTATATAGTAGAAGAAAAACGAGAAAAACGAGAAACACGAGAAAAACGAGAAACACGAGAAAAACGAGAAACACGAGAAAAACGAGAAACACGAGAAAAACGAGGTTAACTCGTAAAAAAGAAGGTGGTGGGTTTTTTTCTAATCTAATAAATAAAAGAAATATTTTAAAACAATTAAAGGCCGATATAAAGAATAAAGATAAAGAAGCAAATAATATACGGAATAAAATTAGAAGAATAGAAAAGGAAACAGCACTTAAAAATTACAACCTTGATGTGGAAGAAGCTACACNTTTACGTGNAGAAAGGAGAGNAGAAGAAAAAAAANTAAATGAGATAGAAAATATTCTTATATGTTTAACTCATTATAGAAATATAATTAAAACACGTGGTGATAATCTAGACTATAAACTAGTTACATATGAAAACATTTTAGCTTTATGTAATGAATTATATAAAAAAAAGAAACCTTTGTCAACCAACCCAAATATAAAAATGGACGAAATGGACGAAGACGATTTTGTAAAAATAAAAAGAGAAGATTGGGCGGCATATAATATACATTTGTATGATTTGTATGATTTATTAAAACCAAAACCAGAAGAAGAAGCAGCAGGAGAAGGAGAAGGAGAAGAAGGAGAAGGAGAAGAAGAAGAAGGAGCAGCAGAAGAAGAAAAGGCAGTAGAAGGAGAAGAAGGAGAAGAAGGAGAAGAAGATAATAATATCGTTACGCTATCATCATCATTACCAGAATAATAACAATAATCAAATAAAAAACGATATGGTATTATTTTTCTAGGTATTTCAATGCATTTAATATGACTTGCTCTTGGTCATTGAGTTTTTGAAATATGATTCCTTCTGAAAGTTTGGTTTGAAAAATCATATTCATTCTATTTTTACATTTAATATGAATATCATCATTTATTTCTTTGATATCGCATACAATGCCTCCATTTGTAAGTTTAATAATTTCAGGATTTTTTAATGATATCCAGCGAATATAACCACCAAAACGTATATCTTTTAAATCATCAATATAGCGGTATAATTTCAGTTTCTTTTGAAGTGCTACTAGTTCATTTCTTGGTAATCGTAATTTCTGTAATATATCATTTTTGTTTTTTGCAATTATTGCCATATTTAAATCAACAATTCCTTCATTATTATCGTTATCCAACGCATGTAATAATGATTCTATATCCATTATTACATTATTCTATCATATTAATTTTTATATTCTATTCTTTTATTTATTTTATTTTATTTTATCAATGAAAAATTCGAAATGGCTTTTCATTTTTATTTTGATTTACATTAATATCATTTTTCAAGTGTTTACTGCATTCTTGTAAACATAGTGCTAATGAGGTTGAACTATGAATAGGATTATCTAGATAAATCGCATCTTTAATATCATTTAATATTTCAGATACTAAAAATAAAAATCCACCAGATGTATCAGCGTTTTGAAGATATAATATCCATTCTGTGTTTTTTTTAATAACATTCAATGCTCGGCCTACAAGGTCTTCTTCCTCTTTAATTGGCTCCATTTTATAGTAATAAAATATTATATTTATATTAATTTACTATATATATCATATTACATATCATATATCTTATTATAAAAAATTGATTTAAACTAAGATATAAAAATAAAACAATATATTAAATAAACAACATGTCTTCGCCCAATACAACAGGTCAATTCGTGCTACAAATTGTCGGAGTTACTGATGGTAAAGTATTAAGTCGACCTTCTCAAAAACATATTATGTGTGAAGGTCTTGCGGATGTTCATATAAATAAAAAGAATATTAATGTTCTTGCTTATTCACCATCCCTTGGGTGTGATGGATTAGTTGAGAGTGATATGGATGTTCTTGTTGCGCCATGTCCGCCAGATGAAGAAGATATTGATGTATTGGTTTCTATGGGAAAGAATATTGAGCCTTTTACACATTCGGTCTTCTTATCTATTTTCAGGGAAGAAAATGACATTGTTGAACAAAAGCCTGTAAAATCTACATTATTTAATAAAATTGCACCGATACCAATTGTTAATGAGGAAGAAGAAGAAGAAAAAAATGTATTACCTGAACGTGATGTGATTGTGGTTCCTGCGTCAGAGCCTAAACCAGTCGAAAAGGTTAAAGCAAAGAGAGGGCGAAAGAAAAAGGGGCAGGATGAGGCGGCGCCTGTTGAAAATATTGTCATTACGCCTACCAGCACCACCGCTATCACTCCTCCTAAAATCATTGAATTAAAACAAGATGGTGACAGCGACGATGAAGAAGATGAAACTGAAAACGAACAATGTATTGCAGTAAATCCAAAAATTGCGATTGAATTGATGGAAAGTGTTATTGAAAAAAATTTAATGAAAAAACTGCTACCAGTAACAAGATTTAAACGTAACATTCATATCTTTTTAGAAGGCAAAGTTGATTCAGTTTTCAGTTTTGTTGGATTTTGTGATGATGGCATTCCATTTAATATGGAAGTAAATAATGTTCCGTGCGCTGAATACGATCACGGAGAACGACCAGATGAAATTGGTCCTGGAAAACCTTGCCCAACATCCAAAAATAAATTCAATAAAAAAACAGCATATTTTCCGGACAAATGTTGTAAGAATACGAAACAAATGATTAAACGCATTAAGGACCTAATAACTATTAAAAAGGAATCAGTTACACGATGTTATTTATCTTACATTGTTCAGCGTACAGATATTGACCGATTTCAATTTTCATTATATAATGATGAATATAGAGATGCAGTGATTGAAGCAGTTGAAGCCGGTGTTATTATCACCCCAATTGTTATCAGTTGGACTCGCGAAGGTATCGCGTTATTTGTTACAGATGAAATTCCGGTTGTTTATCCAACACATTAATCATTCTTCTCTAACTTATGTAAATTAATATGTAATTAATATGTAATTAATATATAATATGCATTCTATATTATATATTGTTGTTGTTTATTTTTTTATAGGGTTTTTTTCTGATGTTATATTAAATTATTTATCGCGTCAAACATTTTCACCTGATTCTATCAAAGCATTAAATGTATATTTCATGAGAAAAAGTAATTTATCTCCTTTTGTAAGAGATATTGTTTCAGCGATTTATGCTGGATTAACTATTGTTGTTATTCTATTTATAACAATGTTCATATCCAACATAGTATTTGAATTTAACCACCCTAGAAAAATAAAAGAACTTATAAAATTCATGATTCTTGCATTTCCAATTGGTTATATAGCTGATGTTATTATTTATCATATTGAATTATTTGGACCATCGTTAAATCCTTTTTATGAAATAGCTGGAGCAGGGTTTTGGGGCGCAATAGCATTTCTTTTTGCGATTAGAGTAAGTTATATTTTTTTAAAAATATAGTTTTTATCCTTCACTCATTACATTTTTTCGCAAGTAAATGTTTATTAATATATTTGTGAATATTGAAATAAGTCAATTGTTCATCATTTGAATCTAATTTAAATAATAGTTTTAATTGGTGATCCATTTGAATATTTTTTCGTTCAGTAGTGTCTTGAAGTTTATTATTGTGTATGTATTCAGTAATATATTTTGTAATTGTTGTTCGTGGAGATACGCTATTGTGCGGTAATTTCATAAAATCACACAATTCATTTGACATTTTTTCGCAAACATTGAACCCTGTAATTTTCTTTTGCTTTTTATTGTCAATTTCACTTTTTTTTGTCTCCTTTGCTGCGTCTTTTACTGCTGATGCTTCTTTTGCCGCTTCCTTTGCTTCCTCCTTTTTGATAAGTTTATTGTTTTTTTCTAATGTTCGCAATTGTTGTTGTATATCAGATAGTTGTGTTTTTAATTTCGTTAGGTTTTGCTGAATTGTGCTGAAATCAATTTCGACTGAAGGCACATTTGTCGCAATAATTTCAAATTCAATAGCCTTCTTATCAATGTCATTCTCAATAACTGGGTCCATTGTCTTCTTATGATATATAGTATAAATTATATACATTTAAATCAATTTTATATTTTGTATAAAATATAAAATTTTTGTATTTTTGTATGCCGACTATAAAACTAGATTTATTATTTATTCAATCTCAATTTCAGGCTGGCGTTGACGAGGAGGCTTGCTTTGGCGAGTCTGAGGACGCGACGCAGGCGCAACAGATTCAGCTCGTCGTCGAGGGACAATCATCCACTCCGATTGGTCTGCCTTCTCGAGTTGAGGTCGGCGCGATTCTTGGCGTTGAGGGCGTTGTTGCGGCTTCATGCGTTGAGTGCTAGAAGTCGCAGGCATAGTTCGTTGAGCACGAACTTCATTTCGCGTTTCACACATCAACTTTCCGTTATTAACTCCACGAACACCGGTTGCATGAAGGTCAATCGTTTCCTTGCCTTCTCGGACAATAGGCGAAATACTAAATTCTACATATTCGCCTTGAACCAAATACTTGTATTGCGATTCTCCCACTCGGATTTCGCTGTGATGAACAAAAATATCACGTTCTTCATTCGTCTCGCAATCACTCACGCTAATAAAGCCATAGCCCGCCTTGTTGTTAAACCACTTAACACGTCCATTGGTAGAAGAAGCTGCTGTTTCAGATGCCATTGTTCTAGTATACTCTTATATGGTCTACTATCTTTAAGTAATTACATAATATTAATTATGTTTTGTATAATAAAATATATTTTTATAACGCTTGTTAACATATAACTTATCAACATATCATTGACAAATTATTCAATACATTACATATATAACTATAATTTGGCTTATCTGTAAACCCTAGATTTCGTGCATACATAATTATAAGCATGAATTCGCTTATTGTTTCCGTTGACCATTTTATTTCTTGTTTGATCGTAACCACATCTTTCATCGATTTCTGGTTTTGCCAAGGCAATATACCATGATATAAAAACATCATTATATAACTAAACGATTCTATATCATCTCTCCGACTACTAGTTAATCCTTGATGCGTATTTATACTCATATAACGCCGTGTTCCAACAATATCTTCATTCGTTTTTAAAGAATAATGTCTTTGTTTTTCATCTAAAAAACTTTTGGCTAGTCCGAAATCTATTAAATATATCTCACTTATATTTTTTTCATTTGTTTTCAATAAAAAATTAGCAGGTTTCAAGTCACGATGAATAATGCCTTTTTCATGGATTTCTTCTATAATTTTCACCATTTGCAAACTTAAATGAATGACGACTTTTAAGGACATTTGTTCCCCATAACTCAAGCGCACATCTTCCAATGATTGTTCTAATAAATCCATTACAATGTAATTATACTGCCCCTCTTTTCCTGTGTCGTAGAGAGATGGAACATTTTTTATTCCATCTATTTTTTCATAAATTGATATTTCGTTTATAAGATAAGGCACATATTCTGATGTCATTATTTTTATTGCAAATTCTTTTGATAATCTCTCTTCACCTTCATTTTTTGGGTTCTTATAGGTTGCCGAGTATATCTTACCAAAGGAACCTTCCCCTATTTTTTTAGTCAGCCTATACTTATTGGCGACAATCACATTTGACATTTATATACACGGCGTTTATTTTTACTCTAATACTCTATTTATATTAAAATTGATTTAGAATATATTTAAGAATATAATGTACCTGATATCATTTGAAAATGGTTGTTATTTGCAATAAGAACATGGATGATGCCTCCTTTGACGTTTACCTTAATACAATTCGTGATTATATTCCTGAACATATTAAACTCAGTGATTTTCAAAAATGGGCTATCAAAGCTATTATGGAAAATGATAGTGTATTAGTTACAGCACACACCGGTTCTGGAAAAACATTGCCNGCCGAATTTGCTATTCAGTATTTTACGAATATGAAGAAAAAGGTGATTTATGCTTCACCAATTAAAGCCTTATCCAATCAAAAATTATATGATATGCGTCGTAAATTTCCACACATTTCATTTGGTCTTCTTACCGGAGACTCGAAGGATAATCCGGAAGCCGATGTCCTTATTATGACTACTGAAATTTTACGCAATACTCTTCTGAATAAAAAAATTAATACTTCGTCTTCGTCTTCGGCTTCGGCTTCGACCGAACAAAAATTGCCTTTATTGTTTGAAATGGATTTTGAGAATGAATTGGCGGCGGTAGTTTTTGATGAAGTTCATTACATCAATGACGCGGAACGTGGTTCGGTATGGGAACAATCTATTCTATTGTTACCGCCGCAAATTCAACTCATTATGCTGTCAGCAACAATTGATCGACCTGAAGATTTTGCCGGATGGATTGAGACAGAAAAGGGTAAACAATCCATGGAACGTATGATACCTGAAAAGAAAGTATACTTGGCATCTACAAATGAACGCGTTGTTCCATTAACGCATTACATGTGGCTTTCTGCGAATGATGGTGTTATTAAAAAGGCGGTTAAAACACCCTATGAAATGAAATTGGAAAATATTCGAAACATGCCATTACAAATTGCTAGTTCAAATGGAACATTTTCCGACGAAAATTATCACAAAATGAATGACGTGCTTAATTATATGTCTAAAAATAGAACACATGTTAAACGTCAATATGTTCTTGAAAGTTTATTGAGGTATTTGAAGAAGAATGAAATGTTGCCGGCGATTTGTTTTGTCTTCTCGCGAAAACACGTAGAGCAAGCCGCAAAAGAAATCTCGTTTAGTTTATTTGAAGAAGACAGCGGTTTGCCTTCGCTTGTTGAAAATGAATGCCGGCATATTTTACAATCAAAGATTCCGAATTATAAAGAATACATGGAATTACCTGAATATACAATGATTGTTGGGTTATTGCAAAAAGGGATTGCGATTCATCACGCAGGCATTATTCCAGTCTTGCGTGAAATGGTCGAATTGCTCTTTGAAAAAGGATACATTCGTCTCTTAATTGCGACTGAAACATTTGCGGTTGGATTGAATATGCCGACGAAGACTGTTATCTTTTCTGGAATAACGAAATTTAATGGTTCTACTATGCGTCTTCTTTACCCACATGAATACACACAGATGGCTGGGCGTGCCGGACGGCGTGGGCTAGATACAATCGGACATGTCTTTCATTGTGTGAACTTGTTTGAAATGCCATCGATTACGGATTATCGCAATATGCTTACCGGACCACCACAAAAACTCATTTCTAAATTCAAAATATCATTTAATTTGGCGTTGTCTATGTTGAACGCTAATGCAAACATGAGTGATTTTATTGCACAAAGTATGCTTTCGCTTGACATTCAAAAAGAAATTGAATGGTTTATAAATCAGGAAGAAAAATCCAATAACGTAATCATACAAAAAACAGAACAGCTGAATTTATCTAAAACACCAATAAATGCTTTACAAAAGTATAAAAAACTGAATGATACAATTTCGGTATTAACTAATAGTGCGAGGAAAAAAGCACGCATTGAAATGAATGATTTTGAAACGAGCCATAGATATATTTTAAATGATTTACCAATGCTGGATGCTTTGTATCAAGCAGAAATAACCCATCTACAAATTGTTAAGGATAAAACAGACACAATACATTATATTTCAGATACGTTGAATCATTTGAATAGGATTTTAATTGATAACGAATTTATTAAGGTGGTTGTGGATCCGGAGGAAACCAATAAATATGTTATCAGTGAAAAGGGGCGTATTGCGTCGCAGTTTCAAGAAGTGCATCCGCTCGCCATGGTTGATTTGTATTATAAAATGAACCGGTTTGATTCTTTGGATTCCGCTGAATTAGCCGGATTGTTTGCTTGCTTTTATCCAGTGTCAGTGTCAGATGATTTTAAAGCACATAACCCTTGTATGATTGTTGATATTGTTATGTATATGGGGAAATTGTTGGGACATTATCTGAAATGCGAGAATGATGTGTTTTTAGCTACTGGCGCTAATTATGAGATGTCTTATGATTTGTTGCCTTATATTGTAAAATGGTGTGATGCTAAGGATGAAATGGAATGTAAAATGATTATTCAAGAAATGAAGAAAAATACTGGCGTGTTTGTTGGCGAATTTGTGAAAGCGCTGCTGAAAGTGAATGCTGTCGCATTAGAGTTTGAACGCGTTTGCGAGTCCATACAGAATATTGCGCTTTTGGCGAAGTTGCGGATGATTCCATCTTTGACTTTGAAATACATTGCGACGAGCCAATCGCTTTATTTGTAATTCTTCTAAATATTATTTGTAATTCTTCTTGGTCTTACGTTGTCGCAATTTGATACTAGTAGCGCGACGTTTTCGTGTCCTTTTGGAGGCCGCTCCGCATTTTCGCTTTTTGATGGTAGTGCGACGTTTTCGTGTCGTTTTGGCGGCCGCTGCGCGCTTTTGTTTATTGATGGTGGCGCGACGTTTTCGTTTTGTCATTTTATTATTTTTCTTATATATATTATTTCGGTTGCGGCGCATACCACCATCAAACATTTTTGGGGAAAAACCAGTTACATCACATAAAAAAGATTTTAAAGCGTTAAAAGTTTTTAGGCGGATAATCAATTGTACTCCTCCAATTTTGTTTTTCATTTCTTCACGTTCTTCTTTTCTTACTCTATATTTTTCTAATTCAGGTTTTAAAACATGAAAAATTTCATTTTGTTCCTCCTTGTTAAAATAATTTGGACCGACCACTTCATATTTTTCACTAGTAGTTTCATTCCCATAATTATTATCAATTATACTATAATTATTACCACTTTCTGATGTAACATT